CGGGTTTGGCGCGCCTCCCCCGGCCACTGTCTCCCCTTGGCGTTGGTCAGGCAACGGCCGCGCTGATGAGGTAACCCGCATCGGCGGCTGCCATCACGGGCGAGAGCTCGTCCGTGACCGGATAGATCCAGCTCTTGGCGTTGCGGTCCTGGTAGGGCTGCTCGACGATGGGATACCCGCTCAGCCGGTAGGTGTAGCCGTAGCTGGGCAGCCCCATGTCCGCCATCGAGCCGAGCTCGGTGTACGCCACCACCACGAACTTGCCCCAGACATCGGCCAACGCGCCGCTGGCGTCCTCGTAGACCGCGTCGCCGACCCGCACCTGGCGCACATCCCACAGCGCGGCGAGCAGATCCGTGGTCACGACGTCGCGACCGGTGTACTTGATGCGGTCGATGATCTTGCTGTGCGTCTTCAGCGCCGCGAACACTGCAGCACCGAGCACGACGACATTCGCTCGCCGCCCGACCTTGGCGCGCACGGCCTCCTTGGCCGTCTCGATGTCGCCGTTCGGGTCGCTGGCGGACGGATCCGACCACTGGTCGGTGCCGCTCAGGGTCACTTTGTTGCCGCTGGCATAGAGGGCGGCGTTGGTCGCCAGATCCGCCTGTGCCTTTTCAGTGCGCAGCGCGATGATGTTCTGCGTCTTCATCACCGCGATGGAGCCCTGGTCGATGCCCGGTACGGCAGCCGCATCCTGCATCAGCTCGAACGGCACCTGGCCCTCGAGGGCGTGCTGCTCGAGACTGTAGGGAACGCTCGCATAGCCGTACTGCACGCGCTTGGTGTTGGCGCCGGGGGCGCGGCCGGTGGCGTACAGGCGGAAGTCCTCGCGCGAGAACGACACGATTTTGCCGCCACGCTGCTCGACCGGCACGGCCGGGAACAAGGCGGCGCCGACCATGTCGGCGTTGCGGTAGCCCTGTGCGACCGTGGTGAGGATCGGATCGATGACGCGGGCCTGGCTCGGGGTCTGCTGCGGCATGGCTGGATCTCCTGAGGGTGAGTCCCGCGTCAGGCGACGTTCGGGACGAGCAGCGCTTCAATGAACTCGCCGGCGCCGCCGGCGGCCTGCAGCGCGAGGGCCACCTTGGCGCCGGAGCTGGCCCACGTGATCGCGCGCCCGACGCTGTCGGCCTTGAGCGTGGCCCCCACCGCGACGGCGGCGCCGGCCTCGACCACGGTGGTCCCGAGGACGTCGACGGGGATCTTGTCCGCCGCGACGGCGGCGCTACGGGCTACGCCGAGCGTGTTCGCGTCGGCCCCTGCCTGGGCGCCGGCGGGGGTCACGAACCGATGCGCGCCGATCGTGCCGGCCGCGGTCACGGTCAGGGTCAGGATGGGGGTCGACTGCTGGCTCATGATGGTGTGCTCCTGTCGGGGCGCTGCGCGCGCTCAGCCCACCGCCCGCACGGCGGTGAGATAGTCGGTGTCCGGGTGCTGGCGCTGGAACTCGAGGGCCTTGCGATGCTGCGCCAGGCGCCCCTCGTCGACCGCGTAGCCGCCGGGCACCAGGATCGGGGCTGCCTCTCGCTCCAGCCGCTGGCCGGCGTCGGACTGCTCGCCGACCGGGACCTGCTTGCCGAGCGCCTGCATGAACGCGAGGAACCAGGCGCGCGGCGAGAGTTGCGCCTTGCTGGCCGCGGCGCCCTCGCCGCGGCTGAACTCGAAGCGCGCTGCCTCGTCGTCGGGCAGCGCGAGCACGAACTCGACCATGCCCTCGGCCTGCGCGGGCGTGAGCCGGCCGGCGTCGATGGCGGCGGTGATCTGCGCGCTGTACTCCTGCGTCAGGCGCGTGCGCCGCTCGGCGGCGAGCTGCTGCTCGGCATCGGCGCGCGCCTGCGCGGCGGCGGCGTCCAGATCGGCCTGGGTAAAGGTCTGGGTAGGCTTCGGGTCGGGCATCGGCGGATCTCCCGTGGGTGCGGTGAACTCGGGCATGGGTTCTGGGGGTTGGCGCAGCGCGGCGGCCTGCTCGGCCAGCGCCTCGATATCGAACTCGGGCGCATACCGATCGGCGGCCTCGATCCCGAACTTCTCGACGATGAGCTCGCGCAGGTTGCGCAGCGCCCGCGCGAGCAAGCTGGCGGTGGCCGCATCGTCGAGCACGAACTCGTGCGCCGCCGCCGCCTCGAACGCGACCGGCTGCAGGCCCGGGACCGCGGGCGCCGCGGCACCGAGCCAGCCGACGTGGCGCAGCCGATAGCCGCCGCCCTCGGCGGGATCGATGGCGATCGAGCGCTTGCGGAAGCGACCCTCGCGGATCAGGGCCTCGAACTGCGGCTCTACATCGCGGAATCGCGCGAGCAGCGAGGCACCGGAGCGCTTGAGCCCGGAGACCCACCCGTAGGCGGGATCATCGCTCTTGGGGTGGCCGACCACCGCGGGCGCGGGATCGGCCGCGTCGTGATGCGCGACGATCGAGTCGAGATCGGACTCGGAGAAGAACTTGCGCCGGCCGGCACTGTCGGTCTGCCAGCCGCCGCGGAAGATCTCGACCCAGTCCTGGAGGCCCGTGGCTACGCCCATGCTCGGCCAAGCATGGCCGAGCGCGGCACGTCAGGGCAGAGTGACGCGCGTCACAGAGATGGCGGGGAGCCTCTGATCTCAGGTGTGGTGGCGCGCCTCGGTGCTCGCCGACCCGGACTCCCCGCGCTATACCGGTATGCCAGGCGGACGCCGGGCGGACGCCGGGCGGCCTCTGCGGCGGGGATCAGGCGATGCGATGCTCGCGCCAGTCGAACAGATGCGCGAACAGTCGCTGCAGGGGGCCGATGCGCGCGAGCTCCTCGCGCGGGTAGCCCATCGCGCGGGCGAGCTCGTTGTGGCAGATGGCGTTCAGCACGTGCAGCACCGGCGGCTCCTCGGTCTCGATCTCCAGCCGCTGCGCCTGCCAGCGGCGCAGCGCGGCGCCATCCTGCGCATCGGCGCCCACGATCTCGCGCTCAAGCTCGATGAACCGCCGCGCCAAATCGTAGTGCAGACGCGCCAGCCGCGGGGTGTCGACGACCAGGTTCACGGCCGAGGTCACCGTCACCACGGCCGCCGCGCCGATCGCCCAGGCCTCGCCGAGCTGGCCCAGCACCGCGTAGATGGTGGCCGAGCCGAAGATGACCGCGAGCGCCTGGACGGCCAGGTTGAATCGCTCGAAGAATTTGCGCCGGCGCACGTGGTAGCGCACCGAGCGACGCACACAGAACAGCAGCTCATGGAGCTCGGATGCTGGCTCGATCATTCGTCCTTCTCCTTCGGCGGCTTAGGCTTCGGTGGTGGCAATGTATCAAACACCTCCGTCCTCGGCGCCCTCTCCTCAGTATAGCTGTGCCCATCGCGCCCCTGATCTTCGGATTTACGGCCGCGGCTGGGGCGGTCGCCGCCGCTTTTCCTGCCTTTATCGTTACCCATTGCTCGATCCTCCGTCCCGACCCCATTTAAAACCCATTTAATCTCGCCGTGGCGCATTTAAAAAATCTCGGCCATAGGCCAGGGGCGCCCGGCCGGTGCGCCACTCCTGGGGGCTCTCAGGGCCCGTGGCGGGCATGGGCGCCGGGGCGGTATGGGCCGATTAGTGGATCGTCTCGCGGTACGTTGTACTGCACGTGTATTTACGTCTGAGTTCCGCCGAGAGGATCGTCGCGGCCCGAATGGTTTTCGCACTCTGCGCCCGAGACCTCGGCCCTTTCTTTTGCTTTCGCCTTCGCCCGCGCGGCCGACTTGAGAGACCTTCGCACGAAATCACCCGCCTCCTTCGCATCATCACCGTCGACCAGGTCCCGTTTGATTACATCGTCGGCGAGCATCGTGCGCAACTGCTCCTCCGTGAAGCGGATGGACGGAGCCACTTTGCGGAGCTCGCGCCTCAAAGCACCGAGGACCGATTCACTCATGAGCAATGCAGCGATTGAGAACTTACTCGTAGCCTTGCGCTCCTGGAAGAAGGCTTTCATCGACGACTGAGTGAATCCCTCACGACTGAGGTTCCCGAGGCAGCCCAGAACCTCGCGGTTGCGCGGGCTCGATTGCAGCAGGTCGAGCTCCAGGACGAGGGTTTTGTCGATGGGCTGCCGGAAGTGCACCTTGTATACCTGCCAGAGAACGCCGTTGGTGAGCGCCACCCACTCGATGCCGTGGTTAGCGGCGTAGTCGATGGCCTGTTTGACGTGGCTTTCCTTCAGTGACAAGCCGATCGCCTTCGCCTCGACTAGGAACCGCACCTCGTCGCCGACCTTCACGGCAAGATCGACGTAGGTGCCACGAATCGAATATTCCGTGGTGATCTCGAGGTACTTTTTGTAGCCCAGGACATCAGCCAGCAAATCCACGATGATCACGACCGTGTCCGACTCGCTGATGTCGCGGTCCTTGGCGTCGGCCAGGATACCCTGATAACGCTTCAGCTCCGAGGCGATGCGCTCGGTAACACGCTTGGTGACTGCCATGATGTTTCCCTCCCTATCCTCGATTATTGGTCTCCTTTCGGTTCCCCGCGGACGCGGACCGTCGGTGATCGCCCGCCCCGCACGGAACCTTCAGCCAGGGCTGTGAGCTGCAGCCGAGCGATTCGTTTCCGGTCTTCATCCAGCGCCCGATACGCTTCAAGTAGCTCCAGCTCGTCTTTAAGCAGATCGATCTTGATAGGTTCGCCGGCTCTAGCGCCTGCGAGCACGAAGAGAGGGTCGAGCCCGTGAGGAATTAGGCGAGCCAGCGCCTCTGCGGGGATCTTGGCTCCTCGCTCCCACGCGAGCACCGTGTTCTTGCTCACGCCGCAGACCTCGGCCACCCGCGCATGGCTCATTTTCAGGCGCTCACGGCGCTCCCTCCGGAACCTGGAGGCCACGTTTTCAGCGCCCATTGACGGGTGCAGTTTTCTTGTCCATACTCCCGCTAGCCGCAAAGTTTGGGGTTCACCGTGAACGATACCACCGCCGCCCGTAAGTTGCGGAACTTGTTTGCCGGCCCCGGGCCCGCCCACTGGGCCGACATCTGCTATGGCTTGGCATTACTCGGTGTCTCCCAAAGCCAGGTGGCCAAGGAGCTCGGAGTCAACGTCTCCTCGGTCAACAAGGTCATCCGCGGGACCGACCGGAGCTACGACGTCGCCACACATCTCGCCGCCCTGCTGCAGACCACGGTCCGACGGCTGTGGGGCGACGCCTACGACTACGCCGAGAGGCGCGGGCGTAGCGCCGCGTGACCCGAAAAGCCTAGCCGAGCTCGAGGCGCAGGTCAGTGGCAAAGCGACCGCGAAATTTCTCCCCCGACCAGGGTGAGCTTTTCCTCCGACTCGAGACGCCGGCGCTCGAGACGCTGAACGCCTCGGATCTGGACATCGGCCCCGAGCTCCTCGGTGCCGTGCACGAGGCGCTGCGCGACGCACGCGGGCGCGGCCTGTCCCGCGAGAGGATCGTCGATCGAATGAATTCGGCGTTACCCGAGCTGGAGCGACCCGTCACGCCCCGCCAGGCTTACGCCTGGACAGCGCAGTCCAAAGAGTTCCATGAGCTGCCCGCGCGCTACCTGCCGGCGCTGTGCTGGGCGCTCGGCTCGGAGCTGCCGCTGCGCGTGCTCGCCAACGCGCTCGGGTTCGAGCTCGTTGACCGACGCGACGCAGCGGCCCTGCGGCTCGGGCAGCTATGCATCACACGCGCACAGCTCACCCGCGAGGAGCGCGCGCTGCGAGAACAACTCGGAGGTTAACTATTGTTGTATCCCACGCTATTTCACCAGTGATTTCTCGTTCTATTCCGCCTGATTGAGGCAAAGATTTCTCACTTTTCGCCCTCTGGTGAGAGAGCGCG